GTATTTTTTTGCGTTAAGTAAAACAATTCAGCATTTGGGACTTGAAACATGATTTTAAATTTTTTAGACGTAAGGTATATATTCAGCCAAGTGGTTCCATAAATTGGAACTGCTCTTTTAGATTATACGACAGTTTATAGTTTTCCGTCAACACATAATATCCAATAATTGATGATCCGTCACACTCAAATCCATATCCTTTCACACACTCCTCAGCATCATCAATACGGAATTTTTTATCACCAGAAAGGTATGAGTGGTATCGTTCGTCAAGATTAATCATTAGCGTTCCTCGAAAGTTAATTTGCGAACTTTACGTTTGCGTCGTTCCTCCTGGTATTTTAGGTCAGAATTTGTTAGAAAACCCTGACTTTCAGCATAATTTTTACATTTAATAATAATTACGCAATTTAAATCTACTGCTGTAACCGTACTATCTCGTGCCATCATATTATTTTCGCAACCACATGTCTGTAGTTTTGAGGAGGAAATAATTTCCTTATTGCAGCAGGTGCATTTGAGGTGTAACATTTGTTTCTATGGGAGATACTGGGATCGAACCAGTGACAACCTCGGTGTAAACGAGACACTCTACCGCTGAGTTAATCTCCCAATGAAACCCACAGATTAGGATTAGAAACATCGGATTCTGAATCCGAATTAATATTAATGTGAGTTGTAATCATTATATCATAAGAAATAGAAAAACGGAAGTCTTTTCCATAAAATTCTGTGACTTCATGACGTAATGAAGAAGGGAAAATCAAAAGTTGATTTTCGGTAGGCGTATATTTAACGTTGGTATTTGGTATTTGTACTGGTAATACATTGAGTGGATGATCAGGCGAAGAACCGAAGATAATGTCTCCACCGTTATCGGGCCCGCATCTAATATAAAAAACTGCACTGAGATGAGAGTTCATATGGGCATGTGGAGCAACTCCACCACCTTCATCACATATAACAGGCCAAGATTTTTGAATGTAAAATTTATAATTGGATGTATTTACACCAATAGCTCTCAGATAATTATCAATATGTCCATGCAAATGTTCATTTATCCACTCGAATTCTTCAAGTTCTGAGATTTGATGTTGACCTGTTACGTCTCCAGTGATATTTAATGAGTTATCGATGAAGATTTTATCTCCATTCTCTTGAGTGTATTTATAGAAATACCTTTCAATTTTATTTTTCTGTTCCTTAGTTGGAACAATTTTGCTATTATATATTGGTGTAGCAAACCAAGCGTCAATACCCATTGGAATCTGGAAGGTCTTGTGGATTTTCTAAATCCATCTCATAAATCAAAGGCATTGCAAGTTCTTCTGTGAGATATGAAGAGGATTTATAGAGTTGTTCATCTGTAATTACTTTATTTTTATTTGCTTCCATGATTACTTCTGGATCTTCCCTGGCAACTGATGGTATTTCATCAAATGTAAATGGAATATAATTCATAAAATACATTTTTACAATCATGGTATGATCTCCAGTTTCATACCAAACATATGATTGTTGAACCCTTAGTTTATTCATATGTTTTTTTGCACACATTGATATTTAACATGTACGGTTTAAGCGGGTGATCGGGATCGAACCGATGGCATCTAACTTGGAAAGATAGCGTTCTACCGCTGAACTACACCCGCATTGGTCCCGTAAATGCAATGTTACCAGCGATCATAAATCTATTATCTACTGGGCAGGGATCCACCTGATGAGACATATGACCTGCAAATACAACTAACCTACCTTCAGTAACCTGAATTTCGTTGCCTTCTAATACTAAAGGGGAACTTCCTTCTGGGCAATTAATATAGTATGCAAAGGACATTGCATAAGGGTAATGGTTATGATAAGTTGCATATGAACCTTCATTATACCACATTCCCCAATAGTCTGCAACTTTAAAGTTTTTAAATTGTGGAGGGCTATCGTGATAAGCAGTACCAGTTCCTTGAGCAATGAGATCAGCACAGTTTACACTTTCCGAATCTATCCAATCAATTAAAATTGATAATTCTTTACAACCAACTGGAGTAGTTGTAGATATAAATTCGGTTCTACGTGCTTGACCATTAACAATAATTTCGACAGAATACTCTTTAATCCATTCCATAAGTCCTGGATTAATTTCTTCCCAATTTGGACACTCTAAAATTACAGGTTCAAACAACCTGTACTTTGAACTTGTAGTTGAATAGTTTCTATACTTCATATGTCGATGAAAGGACTTGAACCTTCATGAGTTGCCTCACTAGAACCTAAACCTAGCGCGTATACCAATTCCGCCACATCGACGAACGACTCAGGTTGGACTCGAACCAACGACCGACTGCTTAGAAGGCAGTTGCTCTATCCATCTGAGCTACTGAGTCAAAAGGTAGTTCCTATCGCCGCTAACCTTGAACTACCAAGGAGGTTACCGCAGTGGTACTAACCACTTCTATAATATAACGGATAAACTGATTGATGTCAACCTCTTATGCCAGACATCCAATCACCAGAACCTTCTTGGAAAGTTTCAGATCCCCCAGGAGGATTGATCTGAATAGTAAGTTTACCCTTGTGCGTAGAAAAGTTATACATCACTTCATGGATGTTGTCTGGCTCTTTATTCTCTTCTTTGCGATTTGATTCTTCTCTTCTTGATGCTTCCTCAAGCATTTCTTCATGAGTCATTTGTTTTTCACTTTTAATTGGAGAAGGACCAAACCATGGATCATCAGGTAGAAATATAGGTGCTGGAATTCCAGTGTATTTAAGACTAACATCGATGTTAGTTTTCCCATCAGACTTTACTTTACGATTTGATTTGCCTAATAGTCTTTCAAACATGAGAATTCAAAATTCTAGAGTGCTGTAACAGTTTATAGTAGATAGGGGGTTATTGATTTGGGGTTCTACGAGGATTCTTAGCACTCTGATCTATTTATTCCAACTTCAACATCTTTGAGTACTCATATGCATAAACCTCTCGATTGCCTTTGATTCCCCAACCCAACCAGTAGTAAGCAGGTTTCATGTAATAAGATACCGTCTGTCCACTGCCTTCAAACTCAGGGAGGACACGTTGGAAGATTGGTTCGTTAATCATGTAACGAGTTTGACCTTCAAGTGAAGATGGATCACAAGAGAACCTGGCACAGAAGTTACCAAGAGCTTTGTAACGTCCAATAGAAGTCCATTGGATCAAACCATACCCACCACTCTTACACTCGGTGTAGGAGACACGAGCACCACCTTCACAGATGTTAGGGATGAACTTACTCTCTTGCTTGATGTTACCCATCAATGCAGCAAGAGCATTCTTATCAGTAATTTTTGTCTTCTCTTGTAGTGCTGACAAGACATACTGTTCCTCTGGAGTACAGTCTTCACATCTCCACTGTATTTCTTCAATTTCTTCGTACTGAAGTTGAACTGGTCTTATGGGAGATGCATCAATATGAACAGGCGTAAGAACTGAGCACAGGAGAAGTGAGGCAATAGTAGAAATTTTCATTTAGTCACGAAACATTAGAAACATTAATGAACGTTTCTTTATATTCTTCATAGAGTGAAATAGCATCCTCAAGACGCTCATCATCAACCAATTCATGTATACGGTCCACGATATAGTCGCGAACAATCTCCTTAGATTGGTTTTCCATCGAAGTAATCCTTCCTGAAATAACGACTGAGAACGTTCCTATTGTAGTAGGCAGGTTCTCCGTTGTCAAGCTGTTCAGTCAAGACGTTATTCACAAAAAGTTGACGAGTCTCCTCATAATTTACAAAACCTTTTGTGGGGTGAACGGAAAGTATCTCTCGTTTGAAGGAAGTATCTCCAATTCTACGGCGTTCTTCAGTAAGTTCGTCAGAACTTCCGTAGTATTTTTTCCAGTCGCTCTCACTCTTAACTCTCCTAGATTTACCTCTAGGCTTTCTGTGTTGCCAAAAATATTTTCTACCGATGTACTGTCTTCCGTCTTCGACATTTGTGATCCTGTATACAAAACCATAGTTGTCGCCAATGTCATCAGACTCAAAGCACTTACCAGTGTAAATCCAAGGGTTAGGATAGGAGCATGAGCTAGGAGGAGTTCCCCCTTCGATCTCATTCTCTCTCTCAAATTTGCCATTCAAATTAATTAATAAAACTCTAAGTTATATAGTCTCTCTTTTGAACCCTGGCAGAGTTAGTTTACTAACAATTCAATACCTTGTCAATCTTTATTTGATACCCACTTTTTCTTTTCTTTGTCCCACTTCTTAACTTCACCTGGACGCAGCCTTTCTTTCGCATCTTTTGATTGGGAAGCAAACTCTTTCCAGTTCTTCCCATGTTTCATACGCATCGTCTTAGCGTAATTTACTTTCTCATTATCTTTAATGTTTTTCATAGCCTTTGGATCAGAAAGAATACTACTTCTGAGTCCCTCATCAACTTTTTTTCTTTCAGGTAAACCTTTATGTTTAGTAGATGCAAAGTCTTTTACATCTTTCTTTTTCATTGATGCAGCGGCTTTACCTACATCTCCTCCTATGTTCGCTTCTCCTTTTTGAACTGCGCGAACCATTCCAAAGAATTTTTGTTGAGCCTTAGAGACTGATTCTTCGGAGACGCTTCCACCATCAGAACCCCCATTAGGTTCCCCATTCCCAGTTCCGTTGCCATTCTTGTTATTTCCATCTTTACCTTCTTCGTCTTTTTCAATTACTCCGCCACGTCCTACATGCCATCCTAGAGGAATTTTTTTGCATTTCTCATCAGTGTAACACCAGTAATATCCCTGTTTACATTTAGCCATCAATCAAACCTTGAAGAATAAATGCCTTTGTTTTTTTCTTTTTCTTTCTTAGTGTAACCTTTGGCGACAATACGAGAGGTATCTTTATTTACGCGACGGTTCTGTGTCTGGAGATCAGTTTCCTTTTCGCCCCTAGTCTTTTTCTCTTGACGAGAACTAGGGAAGTCTTTGGCGTGTGCTTTGCCTTCTACTGATTTTTTAATATCAAGTTTTCTTCCAGTTTTTTTCTCATGCGTATCAAGAACGCTCTGGCGTTTCTTCACTGCTTCCAAAGATTTTTTTGCTTTATCTTCTGTCTTTTCTTTACCTTCCTTACGTGGACCACGACGAGCTTCTTCAAGTCTCTGACGTACATCCTCCCTCATCCAGCGAGGAACGGTATCGTCCTTGACTTTCTTCATATCATTTACAGCTTTTTCATTATTCTTTCTTCTTTTTTTCATATCT